CAGCTTTAGATATAGCTGATGCAGATATGAGCAAAATCGTTCATGTTGAATCTTTAACCTCATATAATGCTTTTAATGATAATAGTGTAGCTGTATCGCAGGCAATGACAATTCCTATTACATATACAGATGGTATTTATGTATGTTTGGTAACAAGAGGAACCCCAACATATACAGCAGTAACTGATATTGTTTTGAGTTTAACTATAATACAAGAGTAATGATCGGTTATCGGCTAAAAAACTTTATAAAACAGCCGGGCAATGTTTTAAAACCAGTTTCAAGGGAATTTGAATTGGAAGGTTTTGTATTTAAAGTTAAAACAGATAATACCGGAACGTCTACAGATACTCAATTTACTGTTCCCACTGTTTCTGGTGGAACCTATCAATGCACTGTAAATTGGGGAGATGGTTCGTCACCAGAGACATTTAACGCTTATGATGATTCTGGATGGACACACCAATATTCAATAGCAGGGACATATACTGTACAGATAACGGGAACTTTTAAAGGGTTATCATTTTACAATGCAGGAGACAAAGAGAAGCTTTTAAATATATCGAAATGGGGGCCATTTAATCCAAATAATGAAACATCAGTATTTTATGGGTGTTCTAATTTAACTATTACAGCAACAGACGCTCCGGATTTTACAGGAGTAACTACATTAGTTTCTTTTTTTAGATCATGTTCTTCTTTGACTACTGTTCCATCTATGAATTCATGGGACGTTTCAAATATTACTAGCATTCAGAGCATGTTAAATGAGTGCGCAGCTTTTTCTCAAGATATAAACAATTGGGATACATCCTCAATAACAAACATGTCTTATGTATTCCAGGGATGTGATGCATTCAATAATTCTTTGTCTAATTGGGATACTTCTTCTGTAACAAATATGAATACTATGTTTGCTCAGATGGCTATATTTAATCAGGATCTTAGTGCGTGGAATACTTCGTCTGTAACAAATATGAGCGTTATGTTTTTTGGAATGGGAGCATTTGATCAAGATTTGTCTTCATGGGATGTTACAAGCCTCACTACAGCAACTAATATGTTAGCTGGGACAACATTGTCTACAGCTAACTACAACTCATTATTAGACGGGTGGGAGTCGCAATCTGTTCAAAACACAGTAACATTCCATGGTGGTAATTCAACATACTCAAGTGCAAATGGAGCAGAGGGACGGTTCAATTTAATAAATGACCATACCTGGACGATTACAGACGGGGGCTCTATTAATGAATTCACATTTGATGTTAAAACAGATAATGCAGGAACATCAACAAGTACTCAATTCACAATGCCTACTGTATCAGGTGGTTCATATGATTGTTTTGTAGAATGGAAGTCTACAGAGGGTAGCAGAATTACCACATATGATGATGCAGCATGGACACATGAGTTTACATCATCTTCAACATATACCGTTAGTATATATGGAACAATATCAGGAATAAAATTTAACAATGGTGGAGATAGGCTTAAGTTTTTATTGATTTCTCAATGGGGAACATTCATCCCAGCGGATCAAAACTCAATTTTCTATGGGTGTTCAAATTTAACAATAACGGCTACAGATGTATTTGATTTATCAACTACAACTAATTTACATGGATTATTTAGGGACTGTTCGTCAATAACAACTATTCCATCAATAGAAAGCTGGGATACTTCAGGATTGATAAATATTTTTAACTTATTTAATGGTGCAACAAACTTTAATGATGATGTATCCGGTTGGGATACCTCTTCAGCCACTAGTTTAGCAAGTATGTTTAAAAATGCTTCTTCTTTTGATCAAGATCTAGGTTCATGGGATGTTACAAGCATTACGAATGCATCCAATATGTTTAATGGGGTAACTTTATCTACAGTTAATTACAGTTCTATATTAACAGGATGGGAAGGGCAATCAGTACAAAACACAGTAACATTCCATGGTGGTAGCAGTCTATATTCCGCAGGTGCAGCAGCAACGGCAAGGGCTGACTTAGTTGCTGATCATACATGGACAATAACAGATGGAGGACAGGCATAATGGGACAAATAAAAAAACCTGAGAAAACAACATGGTTTATTACCTATGATGACAAAAAAAAATATTTTGCGTACGGGGTGGTAAATAAAAGCCAGAGGATGGATACAGGCTTAAACAACATAGAGTATTTTTATAACGAAAATGAATATTTAAAAAGATGTGAAGAATTAGATATCAATTTAAATAAAGATGAGGAGGTATAAATTATGCCTGGAATTCAAGGCCAGTATGATCAACCTAAAAATATATATTTTGGCTCTGTTGATACAAGCTTTGTAACAGGTGATAGCCCTATAACTTTAGATATAAATGCAACTCTGATACGAAATAGTGTTGATGGATATATCATTAATGATGGTCCTGGCGATTTTACAGTTAATTTAAGTAATGATGGAATAACTTTTGGTCAAGATATACGATTAAAACAAGCAGAGACATTTAGTTTAAAATCAATTGATATAGATAGTATTAAAATAACATGGATAGCAGATAGTGCTTATAGGGTGTTTGCTGTATGAGTTATAACTATTTTCTTAATAAGCAACCACAAATAAAAGAGCTTTTCTCTACCGTTAGATTATCTGTTAGGCCTGAAAACGAGGTTTTTCAAGTTAAAGAAGAATTCGTTATTTCAACATCTGGATCAAGCGTTGTTCCAAGAAATTATATTTTACCAAAAAATTCATTAACTGGAAAAACAGATATAAAGATATCAGCTGATACTGATACAAATAATATGGGAATATCTGGTGGATTTGATCTTTTATTAATGGATGCTTAAGGAGTAAATTATGGGAAGTACATTATCTACAATTAGAAGTTTATTAGAAAATCAAATTGATGTGGGAGAAACCTCTTTAACTACAGATCCTACTAATACAATATTAAATACATATATTAATAATTCTATTCGTAAAATTGTAAGAAAGGATAAACCAAGAGAGTTATTATCAGCAACTGTGCAAACAGCGGATATTACAATTAATACAAATACGGTATCAATGCCAACAGGAATTTTTTATCCTGACACTGTTTACTATAAATATAATTCAGGAACCATTTTTGAGTTGCTTCAATTAGATATGAAAAAAATGATTGAAAGAGAAACACCTACAAGTTTCTTTAAAACAACAAATACAGGAAACCCTAATTATTATGATGTTCGTGGTACGTCTTTAATATTTAATAAATATTTTAGCAGAACTGAAGTGCAAGCTATTAAAATATTTGGTCTTTCATTTCCTACAATCCTATCAGAGGATTCTGATACAACTGAATTACCTATAGATTATGATTTATTAATTGCTTATGAAGCGAGTGTTTTATATTACCAAAAAGATGATGATTCGGAGAATATGCAGAAATATAGAGAACTTGCACGATTAGAAAGGAGTGATTTAAGAATTGATTTAGATACGAATGATTCAAGTGCAGTTCAATTAGATCCTTATACCTTTGTCGGAACAGTTGGGAAACCTACTACTAACACAGATATATTTTTCGGGAGTTCTTAATGAGTAGTTTTGCTAGCATATCTATAGATAAGTTTAGAGGTTTAAATACAACTCGTGATGAGTTGTCACTTATTCCTGGCCAATTATCTTTAAACCAAAACTATTTATATATGGCTAGTGGTGGACTAAGAGAAAGAGGCGGAGGTGCAAAGCTTTCTGATCCTCCTTCCGCAGGGGCCGTTTTTTCACTGGCAAATTATATAAATGAGAATGGTACAGAATTTCTTATCACTAACCAAGGGACAGACGCCTATTATTATAGTTCTGGATGGAATGCCCTGTCTCTGACTCTAACTACTGGTAAAAAAACAAGATGGGCGCAAGCAGGAAAAGGATCTGCAACAGCACTTTACGGAGTAAATGAAAATGATTCTGTAATAAAGATTTCAGGAACAACACCTACTGGATCATCTGTTTCTAGTAGTCCAACAACATGTTTGGACTTAGTTAAACATAAAAATAGATTGTTCGCAGTTGATGAAAGTACATTATATTTTACTGAAATACTTGAATTTGATACATGGAATACAACAGCTAATACAATTGACATAGCGCCAGGACTAGATGGAAAGATTACAGCTATTGAGGTTTGGGGGGATGCATTATTTATAGCTAAAGAATTTGGGTGGTACGTATTGCCTAATGCCGGAGACCCAGTACCTAAAATTAATTGGTCAATATTAAGAGCGGATGCAGCAACAGGAACCAAAAGTACAGATACTGTTAGACGAACTAAAAATGGAATTTATTTTTTATCTTCAGATAATTTTATAAGAGTTCTATCTCCTAATATATCGTTCTCAAGCGGTGAATATACGTTAGGAGGTTCTGGAACACCTGTTATTTCAATACCTATAGAAAATGATTTAGAAGAATTATTAGATGATTCAGCTAAAGGAAATGCACAGGCAATTGTTCACGATGATCTTTATATTATTAGTTTTCAAACAACAAATAATAGCGGTTCTTTTAATGATGTCACTTATTTTGCAGATACAAATAAATTTATTCAATTTGAAGAAATACAGACATTACAGCCGTATTGGGGTGAGTTTGTCGGATTTGATTACGATTTTTTTTCACGTCAGGTAGGTTCAGGAGATGTGAAACTTTATGGTGCTAAAGGAACTGCAACTGTTGGTGAGGTTCATGAGACTTTAAATAACACCATACATAACGATAATTCAGGAGCTATCAAAAGCAGAGCTATTTTAGGTTGGTATCCAATTGGAGGAGAAAGCTTATATAAGAAAATGAAGCAAATCTATTTTGTTGGAGACACAGAGGATTGGGATTTAACAGTTAAAGTTGATGCTTACAAGTTTGGAGATCTCGTACCAAGTGTTGGACAAGGAACAACGTATTTATTTAGATCAAATGATAATTCAAAAGCTGTTGTTGGAATCGCTGTTGTTGGAACCGCTGTCTTAGGTGATTTAACAGTAGGATCAGGTAAATTTAGAACAAGTCTAAAAGGTCATATGTTCAGAGCTGATATGAGCAATCTTAGTGCAAATCAATTTACACGTATTGATAAATTAATCGTCTACTACAGACCAATAAAGAATAAATAGGAGACAAATATGGCAAGTGGAATAAGTGAAGTTAATGAAGAGTTTAAAAAGGTTAAAGCACCAACTTTGCCAACATCTCAACAACAAATAGCAAGTCAAGCTTTTGAATCATCTGTTAGCCCTTTAAGATCTGAGTTTCAAGAGAGATTGAAAGGAACTACTGAATCGTTAGCCCAAAAAGGAATATCTTTTGGCGGGGTTGGTGGAGAAGGTTTAAGAGATGTGTTTAAAGAACAACAAAGAGTTGAAGGTCAAATAGCATCTAGTTTAGGTTCTCAATTAGGTAAAAGTGCATTAGATCAAGCTTTTTCAGCATCAGAAGCAGCTAAAAATAGAATATTACAAAGAGACTTACAAAAAGCAGGATTTAAGTTCCAAAAAGGTGAAGCTCAACTAGGAAGAGAATTTACAGGAGAGGAATCGAGATTAGGGAGACAGTTTGCGGGTGAACAAGCTCAGTTAGGAAGAGAATCAGCAGAAAGACAGGCTCAGTTAGGAAGAGAATCAGCAGAAAGACAGGCTCAAGCAGGAAGAGAATTTGAAAGGGAACAATCACAACTTGGAAGAAGTTTTGCGGGGGAACAGGCGCAATTAGAAAGAGGGTTTACAGGTGAGCAAGCTCGAGCAGGAAGAGAATTTGTGGGTGAACAAGCTCAGTTAGGCAGGGAATTTACATCGGAACAACAACAAGTTATACAACAATTTCAAGCATCACAAGCAGAACTTGGAAGGGAATTCACATCAGATGAGGCAGATAGAGCAAGAGATTTTGTTTCTTCTGAAGCAGTAGCCGGTAGAGATTTTTCTGCAATTCAAACTCAATTGGCACAACAATTTCAATCAGAAGAAAATGCGCTTGGACGTACATTTAGCTCAGATGAAGCAGAAAGACAG